ACATACTTCATTTTAGCTTTGAAATATACGTTTTCGCTGATTGGGTCGAATACAAATTTGTACTGTTCTTCTTCATTTGCAAGGTCAGTTCCTACAAATAAGTTAGTCAAATGAGTTGCAACCAATTTGTCAGTTCCATCCAAACCACCAACTGCGATTAATTTCATATTAGTACCAGGAATAATCATATCCATCATTCCAGCTTCTGGCATATAATGGTACAAGTTAGCATTCTTTAAGTTAACTAAGAACTTTTTGTAGAAGTCAACTCCACAAAAACAAACCAAGTTTTCTTTAGATGCAATACGTGATGGAATAGCAGCGTAGATAGCGTCCAAGATATCGTCAGCGTTTGAAGTTGTAACCGCAGTTGCACTAATAGTGTTTCCTGAAATAGGGTCACCAGAACCACCAAATCCTAATGCAGTCAAGATAGTTGTAAAACCATCGAACTTGTTTGTGTTAGGGTTAGTGTTAGATGTTGCAACAGTTCCTTGCCAAATAGCAATTTCCAATTTCTCAGCAATCACACCAGCTTTCTCAGAACCAATAAGTTCTTCAAATGGTAAAGCAACTGCAGAACCTGGTGCGATTTGTGTTTGCATCCATTTAGCTTCTAAAGTTTTAGGGCAAAGAGTTTCTTCAACTGCAAGTTTACCAACAGTTAAAGTTCTTTGTGTGAAAGTTGTTAGACCAGATGGGGTTAGACCACATCCGTCTGTTTGGAAATAAACATCTGAGTTAAGGATGTTAAGAGTTTCAGCAGATTTGATACCTACTTGAACTTGACCAGCGTCGTACATTAAACGAGCCGTTTTACCACCGAATAGGGCTTTGCTTAATAAATTAAGACTCTGCTCATTGGTGTAATTTGCGAGTGATGATACTACAAATGACATATTTTTATTTTTTCTTTAGTTGTTGTGCGATTTTTACAATGTTTGCAAATTGTTGTTCTTTTTTGCTTAACGTCTCAGGGGCTTTTGTTGGTTCAGCACTTGGTAGGTTAGCTACCTTTTCTACTAAGTCAACAGTTTTTGAAAACATTTCACTTTGTTTTTCTAATTTAGCTACTACACTTTCAAATTGTGCAGTTAATAAAGCGATTTTGCTTTCTAAGTTAGTTACTACTTCATTGAATTTTTCGATTGTTGCAAATTCTTTTGTTGCTTCAATTTCAACTTCAACTTCAGCAGTAGGTTCTACGATTTCAGTAACGATACCAGCAACTGTAGTTACAAGTGTACCACCTTCTACTTCGTGTGTAGCGTCGGGAGCTGGGATATCACCTTCGGCAGTTTCTACTAAAATAGCAGTACCTACAGAAAGTTCACCTTCCCATTTGATTACCGTTCCATCGGTCAAAACGGCACTTGCCATTTCAACTGATACCGCATCGTCGAATTTCAACATTGAGCGGATTTCTTGAATTAAACTTTTAGAGTCCATTTTTATATATATTAGTTTTATGTTTAAATTGTTGCGTTTTTTATTTGCCATTCCACTTCGACAATAGTGATTTCAAGTCTTGTAAAATTTTATCTTCTTCTATAGGTTCTACAAAATCAAAAAAGCCTTCTACACTAAAACCATTCCAAGTTCCATCTTTGCATTTTTCCCAATTTGCATCGTCTTCAATAAAGTAACTAACAAACCAACTACCATCTTTTGCATCATCAAATCCTTTTGGTGGCATTATACCACGTTCAAAATCCAATAAATAAGATTCAAATAAAACGCATCCGTCTATTGCCTTATCGTGGTCGACATTTACACTATTGTACTTGTTGTTTTTCGCCCATTTTTTAGCAATTTTATAAATGGTTTCCTTATCGAATACCACGTAATATTCACCACGAGAATCATCACGACGATAAATTGGCAAATCAGCCAACATTGCAGCTCCTGAAATAATCCTTTTTTCTTCATTTTGAATAGCAAATTTTCTACGCTGATTGAAAGCCATAAAATCTTTTTCTATTGCTGGTTTGTCAACTAAAGAAATAAATTCGACGCCACTTTCTAAATCTTCCTCAGATATGGTCAATTTGTAAATAGGTAAATCCATATATTATATATTAGTTTAAATTAAATTTTGTTGCGTTATTCTACTACACTTACACTTTGATTGTTGCTTACACGCTTCTGTGTGCGTGAAATATCGCCTTCGGTAACGTAAACACGTCTGTCTTGTGTTAACTCATTGCCATTGCCTAAACTCGACATTCTTGGTGCAGCCATTTGTGTAACTTCACCACCACCAGCAGCACGATTTCCACCACCAGTAGCTGGTGTCGATTTACTTTGGTATTTAGTTTGACTAATTTTCTTTAAGTTAGCTAAACCAAATGCAAGTGCAGCCCCAGCCTGAACGTACGGGTAAGCTGGGAATATTGCAGTTATTGGTGATTTGTTTGCAGTTGTGAATGCACTTTGTGTACCTTCAATTGTTGACATTATTGTACTTGCATATTTTAACGCCTTGTCAATTTCAAACGCACGTTTTTGGGATTCCTCACTATCACTTGCAAAGGCTTCATTTAATGAAGATAAAGCACTTAAAGAACTATTTGCTATATTATAAATACCTTCTTGTTTTGTTTGTTCTCTTAAAAGGTCATCGGCAGCTTCTTTGTCTTTTATTGCTTTTCTCTTTTGAAAGATTTGAGTTTCGATTTCTATAGTTGCATCACCACTATCTTGTAAAGAAACTAATTTTGCCTCAAGATTTTCAATTTCAAGTAGTGCAACTTCTTTTTCAATTTGCTCTTTTGTTTTACCAGTTTGTTGTACTTGTAAAATTTGCTGAGCATAGTATTCGTCGTAGGCTTCTAAAAGAATTTTATTTGCTGCGTCTGTAATCGTTTTTTGTTCAGCAATTAATTTTTCATTATCCGCTTTTACTTTAAGTGCATAATCTTCACGCACCTTTTCTAAGGCTGCATCTCTTAATTTGTTTATTTGAACTTGTGTAAACCCTTGTTCTTTTAAACCCTTTATTGTTGTTGTAAATTGGGCATCAGCAGCAGCGACTTGTTCTGCTATTGTTTTTGCATTTATTTCTAATAGTTTAGCATCCCTTTCTAATTTCTTTTGTAAACTATCATCTTCTTTTTTATCTTTTTTCTCGGTGTTTTTAATTTGTGTTTCAGTTAAAAATTTGCTTAAATCTCCTTCATTAATATAGTTTTTAATTTTATCTTCTTGAACTTTAATTTCTTTTAATTCAGATTTAATTTTCTCATCAATTGCCTTTTTAAAATTTATTTCACTTTGAACTTGTTTTTCAACTTGGTCTGGTGATAAACCTTTATTTGTTAATTCTATTCTTTTTGCTAATAAATCAGTTCCATCACCTTGTAATTTTAATTCAAGTTCAACTTGTTTTGTATATAATTTATTTAACTCTTGCAACGCTGCTTGTGCTTTTGCTCTTTTGCCAATAGTAACTATTAATTCATTATTAGCTTGTTTTATTTGGTCAGTTGAAATTTTATCTAAATCTTGATTTTTTAAATAATCAGGATAAACTTTTTGTATTTCTTGTATTGCTTTCTTTTTATCTACTTTTGATACATTTTCTAATTCGGTAATCAACAAAAGTTTTCCAACACCTTCAATTTCTTCGTTTTGAATTTTTATACTTTCTTCATTTATATTTATAATATTTTGAGTAGCTTGTTGTTGTTTTTCTCTTTCTTTTGCCAACTTATCGCTATACTCACTAAATTTTTGATATAATAAAACGACTGCGGTAATTGCTGCAGCCACTCCCGTCACCGCAAAGGCACTACCAATGGCAAGTCGTAATCTTCCAAACGCTGCAATTACTGGTCCTGATATAGTTGTATATAAAGCAGTAAATTGTTGTTGGACCTTCCCAAGTCCTTCAAGACCTTGAGCCAATGCCATCGCACCTTGTACCTTTACAAGTGTCTTTTGCAAATCTTCGCTTTCGCTACCAAACAAAGCCATTGCACCTTGTGCTGCTGCAAAACCACTTGCAACCCCATTTACAACCGTTTGAACTTTTGCGAACTTATCAGGATTTAACGCCTTTACTCGGTCGTTAAAATCTTCCATTTGGTCGGATAGATTTGCAACTTTTTGTTGACCTGCTAATGCCTCATTTGAAAATTCGCCAAACGTAGCAACTAATTGTTGAGCCTCATTTTTGGCTTCCTTTAATTGTTGTTTAAACGTTTTTACGGTTTCTGTTGCACCACCTTTTGGGGTTACTTCTATTTCTATTGCTGCTGTTGATTTTGCCATTATTCTACTATTATAAAATATTTAGTTCCTGATGAGATAAAGTGATGAGTCGCTTTGTTTGTGCTTATTGCGTGACTTGTTGAATTGTCAATTAAAATTGAACCATCACCAGCCGTGATTGTTAACGTATGACTATTGCCCAATTTTTTACACGCAAACACTTTGCCTTTATTACTTGCACTTGGTGTTGGTAAAACCACGCTTATGCTCCCACCAGCACAATCGGCAACGATTAAATAATCATCGTATAAAGCCGTATAAGGTGAATCAGCGTGTACTATTTCAACTATTTTCCCACTACCTAACCACGCCCCAACAACTGGGTAATTCTCAACGTAAACCCTATTTGATTCTGTGATAGAATAAGTATCGCAATTTATCGCAGTTACACTTTCAAAATTAATTGGGATGTTTACTTGTGTACCACCTAAAATAGTGTTTGCGAATCGACCTTGCGAAACGTGGTCATTGCCTACCGTGATATTGTCTTTTGAATCTAAACCACTATCTCCAATGTTTACGCCCCCAGTAGTTACGCCCGTAAATCCAATAGGTTTGCCAAATGGAAATCTATCACCAAAAATATCAGTAACTCCTAATCCTACATTCTTTTTGTTTGAAGTTGTTGGTTCATAATAAGTCACTAAAAGAAATTCACATAAATACACGCCTTCTTGTAAAGGGTTGTAATCGGTTATTTTGTTAAGTCTCCAATATTGACCCTCAAAGAAATATAGGTCTTTAAATTTAATGTTTGCCCATTGATACGGATTGATACGGAAATATCCTTTAAATACTTTACTATTTTTATCGGTGATTTCTTTGATTGTCTTAAACCAATAAACATTAACTAAGTTTTGATTTGAGTAATTTAACCCCATACTTGTAATGACATAGTTTGGCATTCCAAAATTTAGGTCGAATTGCATATTATCCGTGTCGTCAATGTGCAGCGTTAACGGATATTTTGTAAAATTAGGTGTGTTTGTTGGCGTTGTATTGTACACTTCATACAAAGATGTAGTCTTAACACCACCAAAATATAGACATCTAAGTTGCCCTTTGTCATTATTTGCGTTTAATATATAAGAATAATATCTACTATTATCTTCATAAATCATTGTAGGTGCAAATGTGACTTCTATTTTCTTTTCTTGTTTTACAAAATCATTATCTAAACGTATAATTCTATCCCCATATATACGTGTTGTACTTTGCTTGTATTCAGTATTCCTATTATCTTGACCTTCTTTGTAAGTAAATACATAGGGGTTTGCCTCAAGGTCACCCATTGGAACGATTTGCACATTTTGTGAATAGTCAACTAAACTTGTCCAATCTTGAGTAGTGCCATTGTAAAATTCGTCACGTGTTGCAAATCGTAATTTCTTTGGATTGTCGGTATCTTGTTCAATATATAAGTTGAACATTTTAACAAAATTAAAAAGTAAATCTTTTTGTGTAAAATCACCACTAAAAAAATAACCAAAATCTAAAGTGTTATTATAAGCAAAATTTAATGCACTTACTTTGTTTGAAAAATAGGTGTTTGAATTTATTGTTAAGTTGGTAGTAATTTTAAAACTTAAATTTAAATACATTGCATCGTACTTCATTGTAACAACATCCCCAACTCTTAAAGATAATGGCATATAATCGTAGCCGTCCCAAGTAAAAACAGATGTTTGCAAGTCAGACAATACACTTACACTACCATATCTTATGCCATTGACATAAACACCAAACTCAGCAGTCAAAGTACTTGCAGTTGCGTATGGTATTGGTATAGTTAATGTGGCTTGTAATGTTAAAAACATATTATAATCACCAGCAATTGGTGCAGTATAAGCGTATGTGCTTGTATTAAAGTTCCCACCATTGTCAAAGTTACCACCAGTTGAATCATTGTTAAATGCAAGTGTTTGACCAAACGAATAAGTCGCAGACGTTCCTAATTGTGCTTGGAATAAACGACTATTTGCCGATGATTCATCAGTAGATAAACCAAAGTTTGTGTACGGTATAATTAAACGCTTAAATCTATCACTTGTAAAAAACGAATCAGACGTATATTGGTAACCAGTATTTGACATTATTTTGTCAACTATTGTTTTTGCATATAAACAAGGTATATGGTCATCTACTCGCCATTGTTTAGTATTGTTATTTTGGCTGCCATATTTGTTTAGCATTTGTGCGTAAACATAACCCTCACCATATTGAAATGCTTGTGAACCCCCATTTTTTACAATTGATGTATCCCAAGAATTAGTCACGTTTGTTGAAGTTAAAACGTGGTTGTATTCTCCAAAATCTAATTCGCTTAATTTGGCATTCCCAAGCGTTGTGAACAAGTCAGCAGTTTGTCCGTGTAGTGAACATTCATATTCTATAAAATCGTGGTCTAACACGTTTATTTGAATCAATCTAATAAAGCCCCTTAACTGCTCAAAGCCATCGACCAAAACAACGACATCGGCTTTTTTGTTTGGGTTAAAGTTTGGTGCAAATTGCCCACTCCCTAAGACCGTGTGTTCAACTTCGAATATACCACCGAATAAAATATTATTAGTTTTTGTTCCAGGTATCTTTGCAGTCTTTGACCAATCACTTGACCTTTGCTCAGGGTTTTTAATATCAGCGATTGAACGAGTAATAAGCAAGTCAAAATCTTCGCTTAAATCGACCAGCGTATTATTTACAAATAAGTTTATCATAAGCGTTGAACTTTATCTACAAATGACAAATCGCATTCTATTGTCAAATTAAACACTTTGTCGTTTAGCAATGTCTTTACAGAGTAATCGGTGTTCGTGATGTTAATTGCTTTTAAAACCCCATCGTCTAACAACCAAATAGAGGGTGAAGCTACCAACTCTTTGAGCCATACACTTTCTTCTTCGGTAATCCAATTGGAATTAAGTGTGATTTTTTGCATTATTTCGGTGTTGTAGTTACTGATACTTCTTGCACTGGTCTCGTAGGAATAACTTGAACCTGATAAACTGTATTGTGTTTGCTTGTAGGTTTTTCTTTGTATAGTAAAGTTATCCTTTCGCACCCGATTAAACCGAAATGACTCAATAGCCCCGTATCTGTTAAGGAAGTAAACGTCATTATTTGCGTACTTTGTGCATTCATCTTCTATGTCTATTCTATATATTTCACTTGTTGAGCCAGAACCAACTGCTTTGACTTCTAAATAGGTCGCACCACTTGCTGGTATAATTGGAATCCGTATAACCGAATCTGTTATACCACTTAGTAAAATGATTTGCGTTGTTGCTGCTGGGTACGTTTTAATTTCTACACTCGAAGCGTTACCACGCCAAAAGTAAAGCCAGTCTTTTTGATTTTGATAAATGGTTTTACTTCGCATTGTTGTTAAAAACTCGGCATTCTTTGTGGTGTTTATTTTGTAGTCATCCTCGTCAAACGAAACAAAGTCGATAGGGTTTAAAGCCATATTGTACGCAGTTAACCCCGTGACGTTGGTTGCACCACTCACTTCGATAATTGGTGAAGTTGTGCCAGTTGAATACTCGTAACCAAAGTTTACCTTGTAAGGAATGTAACTATTCGGGCATCCACTCACAGACGTATCGTCGATATCCCAATCTAAGGTAACAAAGTTTTCGATTAGTCGACCAATGTTAAATACACTTTTGTTGGTGCTATTGGGATAGATAGGTGCTTTTAAACGTGCAATTCGTGTTGTATTTTGGAATACATCAGCAATGAATTTAAAGTTTGGCTTTGTATAAATAGCACTATCACTCTCAGTAATGACAAAATTTAAGTCATTATATGCTGGTGCGTTATTATCGGGTTTTTGATTTACAGTAATACTCACACTTATATATTAGCACTTTGTGATTTTTGTTGCTTTGATATCATTTGTTGATGTCAACGATGTAATATAATTCATACAATAGTGCTATAAAGTGCCTTTAATGTAGCATAAACCATACATTTTGTAACCTTTATTACACATAGCACCCTCAATAGCACCCTAAAAAAACCCCCATAGCTGGTTTAAACTATGAGGGTAAAAAGCAAGATTGGAAAATCTAAAACAAATCTAAACTATATTTCTTAGATATGCAAGTACCATTGATTCAAACGTAGTACATTTTTGCAAATCTTTGTTAAACTCTTTTTGCTTACCCACGTAAAATGCAACTGTGTTTAAAAACTCGACAATAGGCATTTCCAAAATGTAGTCCCATTTATCACGTTCACCTTTGCAAATTTGATTTACGAGTTCAAACCATCCTTGTATGCCATTGCTTTTGCCTTGAGATTCTCCACCATCTGACTCAAATAAGTTTGGGTAGCGTCCAACAATTTCGGATAAAGACGAGAAAAAAAAAGCGTGTAGCCATACGCTATTTGATACGGCAAATGTAAAAACAAGTTACTGACTTCTTCAAATTGCACACCCAAGTTTTTGATTTTCTTTGGTCGACCCAATATGTTGACTTCTTCACTCATCATTGCCATTATCCTATGAAGATTTGGAAGCGTATCTTCGCTATTAAATTGTTGAAGTGATATAAAGTGTTGACCTTGCATTTGCATAGCATTAGGAATCATTCTAAAGCGTCGACCTTTTATTTTAAATCTAAGCTGAATAGTATCTTCAAACTTTAGATTGTCCATTATTGTATTAAAACGATTGAATAAGTCGTAAACTTTCATTTCTTCGACTTCGTCAATATCTCTACCATCTACTATGCAAATAGTGTGAATGGCTTTTTCTAAAGGTGAATAGTGGTCTATCTCCTTAAGTTCTTGAATATGTTTAATTGTTATCATTATGCAAATGCAAATATACCTTTTTTATTGTGTTTTTTACAATCTACGGCCAACGCTAAGGACATCACACAATCATCGTGCAGTCCACTTGGTGCAGCATACTTTACGCCCGTACGTGTGTATTCGTACTCAATGTTTTCAAGCTCATTTCCAATGGGTGATTCAGGAAAGGCAATTGAATTTTGTTGTATTTCCATCACTAACCCTTCAATTATTTGTTGTTTGCTTTGACTTGTGAATCTAAAACCTTTTATGTTAGGCAATAAGCGTTGTAAATTTTCCACTATTGGGTCTCCAACACCAGTACTATCACAGTATGCTGGGATTCTTCCAACAACATTTACTATTTTTCTTTGTGTTTGCTCCCAGTCAGATTGAAATCTGTCGACATAACACACTCTATTTTCATTATTTAACCCAATTATAACCGTCCAATCTGTATATTTTGCAAGGTCAATCCCAAACGCTACGGGTGTGCTATTGCTTATTGGTGCATAACATCTACGAATGTTGTCAATTCCAAAAGGATTGCTCTTATCGTCACTTGGTTCTGCAAGATACAACTCTTTGAAAACAAAATCGGGCAAATCACGTTTGGCTTGTTCAATTTCTTCTAAGTCAAGTATGCCCTCTTTTGCAGCATCGTAGGCAGTAATCTTAAAAAACTTGTAGTCAGGTTCACCAAGTCTGGCACGTTCACCTAATTTATAAAACCAATTCTTTTTACCTTTGACGTTACCAATTAATTTGCACTTGCCTTTTGTAGCCGTCAATGTAGTACGCAATGCAAACCAACTTTCTTCACGCATCCTTGACGCCTCGTCAACTACTGCTGCGTAAACATCGTCACCATATAAGTTGTCGGGTTTTTCTGCGGACTTAAATTCAATCCTTGCACCATTGGGTAAAATCAATGTTAACTTACTTTCGTTGCTAATAAAAAAGTCCTTTACATTAATTTGGGTTTTCATTCTACGAAATGCTATCTCAGCTTGTTGGTAGACGGGTGCTACCCACCACACCGATTGATTTTCTTTTAATTTTAACGCTTGTTCAAACATCCAAATGATATGACTTGCCGTTTTACCACACTTTGTCGCTGCTGCCGTTACTGTATAACGTTCAGGTGCATCAAGTATGGCTTCTTGGTAAGTCGTAACAAATGGACGATTGTAAGTTATTTGCATAGTGACTTGAGTAATTCGTAGCGTGTTTCGTTGATTGTATTTAAGTTGTGGTGATGGTTACAATACTCAGCATTTAAATGTCCTATGTTTAGTTTAGCCATACGGCAAAGACAATCATACCACGATTGCTCGTTATTCTCAGCAAAAATAACTCCTTTATTCCCCTTGTGTAACGTATATGGTTTGACATTTGATACAATTATAGGTAAATTATAACCGGCTGCCTCTACTATCTTTAATTCGCTTTTATACTGGTTAAAATTAGTATCTTGTAATGGGGCTATACAAAAATCAAATAAAGAATATGAAGTGCCGTAATCCGTTGGCGTTGTACCTCGTATAGTTTTGAACCAGTTAGGTCTATTTTCTATTGATTCACCCGTGATAGTCCTTTCGCACATTTGCCATTCGTGGCTTTCTGTGTGATAACCAGCCATATAAAAGATAGCGTCTTTTTCTTCACAGAATCTTTTTACGCTATTGCCTACACGCTTTAAATCTTCAAGGTGTGTTATACCACCCACCCAACCAATTGTCAACTTTTCATTCTTTGCCTTCTCAAACGTCCATTGATTTTGGGTTAAGTCTATTGCATTGGGTAAAATAGTTATGTTGGTATTTATCTCTTTTATTTTCTCAGCAAGTAAAGTTGTTGACGATGTAATGTGCGTTGAGTTTAAAATTGAATCCTTTGTTGCATTCTTAATCATTTTTTTGTACACTCTGTACGCTGGGTTTGATTTAGGCACTACCCAATAATCGTCTACGTCGCAAATTGTAGGGATGTTTAATTTGCTTAACTTCTCAAATATGTTATATTGTGCAACCGAAATCCATCGATTGAATATAACCACATCGTAAACGCTAAAATCTATGTTAATCCACTCAGGTGGTTTTTGACTTACATCTACTTCTATGTCGTAGTTCCGTTGCATTGTAGCGTATGGGGTGAATAGTCGATGAAAGCTCACCCCACTTGCTGAATCCATTAATACTA